TTCCGATGAAGTGAAGCTGGCCACCGGTGGACAGACGGCGCAAGTTGAGAACCTCCTGATAGATCATCAGAAGGTGAGGCTCAAACGCGGCTTCGTCAAACGAGATACCATTCATGTCCTTTCCAAGCAGGGCCTTAGCCTTGTCCTGGGTTGTGCGGAAGTGGATGTTTGCTCCACCGAATACAGGATGGATCTTGATCCATAGATACTCTCCACGGTACTTCTTGTCGAAGATGTATACAGGGCCAATCTCCTTAATGATCGGGCATCCCCTGCCGTGTTGGGCTGGGTGTGAGCCTTGAAAAATCATAGAAAGCTCACGATGCACCAACTCCGCAGTCTCCTGCTGGATGCCGATGTGGTACCACTCATAGGGCTCCGTAGTCCAACGCTCAGCGTCGGCCTGGTTGTTCAGCTCCGAGGGGCGAAGCCCTAGCTTGTATGTGGCAGAGTGCAGGATGCCCACAGCCATTCCAAGCGTCTTACCCGCTCGATTGCCAGCGGAGCAAACAGTGGTCAGGTACTTGGGCCTGTACCCTGTCTCATCCCTGGCTGACATACCCTGGAGCCAAGCAAGCTGGCCAGGGTTGAGATTGATCCCAAGCCAACGAGAGGCGAAGAAACCTATGTCGGTTCTGCCTCTGGCTAGATCTTGAGCAATCTCAGTAGTAAGATTCATTTGTTCCTTGCGCTAATTGCCTTAGCCTTGGACTTGGCGTCAGCCTTGCTGCTCGCCCCCCATGCCTGAAGTGATAGAAGTAACCGCGTGGGCCGTCCCTTTGAGTCCCGCTCTGGCCCGGGCATGTTACCCATGCGAGCCAGGAACGAAGCCCTTCGCGGATTGTCCCCTGACTTAACAGGGGCTTTGAGCGTGCCGCCCTTATAGCTGGCACGCCCCTTAGCATTAAGACCACCGGCTGGGTTCTTTCCCTCTTTTCGGGTCCAGGCAGCTGTCTTTGGCATTACTTCTTCTTGCCCTTCTTGGCAGTCTTAGCAGAGTCCTTAAAAGCCTTGTCCGTAGGTGCGCCCTTCTGACCAGGCTTTCTCATCTTCTCACCACGCTTACGCTTAGCGTGGATGTTTGCGTAAAGGCCTGGCTTAGCCACGCTGGGCTGCCGTGCGCTGGCCTGACCTGTTCGTACCACGGAGCGTCTTACCGCCCTTGGCAATCTTCTTGAAAGGAGCGGCCTTCTTGCCCTTACCCTTGCCGCCCTTCTTCCCCTTGTCTCCGGCCTTGCCGTACATGTTCAAAAGGAAAGCTGGCATCTTCTTCTTACCGGGCATTATCGGCCACCAGTCTTCTTTGGAGCTGGCTTCTTAGCTGCAGGCTTAGGTCGATTAGTATAATCGCTCTTGGCATCAGGAGCCTCACGACCAGTCACTGTAGCTTCCATAGTGCTGCGAGGTGAGAACTTATTAGGCTCACGCTTTGTGGGCGTAACGTATGGCCCGGTTGCAGTTTTCTTACCAGCTGCTGAGGGACGCTGTGTTGACTTAGCTCCACCTCCACGGCCAGCGTCAATTGAAAACCCCTTTTCCTTGGCAACCTTGGTCTTTCCCTTGCCATAGGTAGTAGCCCCTTTTGGGTTGTTCTGGCTAATTGACTTTCGCTTTTCTTGCTTGAGTGTACCAAGCGCAACGCGGTAGTTGTCAATTTGTGCCCAGACGCGCTTCTTGCCCGTCATAGCCTTGAACTTGTTTCCACGTGTAAACGCAACAAGCTTATTTAGGTCGGCCTTTAGAGCTGCCTTGCCCTTGCCAGAGACCTTGCCTGTTACCTCTACCTTGGCGGCGTCCTTAACGCCAACCTTCTTAGTCTTGGTCATCTTCATCTTCTCCCTTGTACCCAAACGACTTATCGCTTGGGTTAAGCCAGCGTAGTACCACCGGCAGAATTGCAGCCAAGCCGGCTGACACGACTGACTTGAACGTATTAGCGTCCGAGTCAAATGCGCTGCCACCGAGCGCAATCCATTGCGCCAAGCATGCAGCTACGAACGAGCGTCCCCATGACGCAAGAGTGGACTTAAGCTCCTTGCTCATCCATAACCTCCATTGCTGTGCCTTCTACCAAATATCCGCCACCTAGTATTCCAGCCATGGATATGGCCAGTTCGCGGTCAGCGTTCTTTTCCTTACGACGGTCCATCATCTCCTGGGCCCTGAGGCCCTCAGACAGGGTAGGGATTACATCCCCATTCTCAACCATCTTATAAACGTAAGTGCTAACTAGGCGAGCCAGATCCCCGTTGGTAGTCTCAACCTTTATAGCGCTCTGAATGTTCTTGGCTAGATCGTTTCGTGCCTTGATGTGCTCTACTGTCATGTGCTGCCTTCGGTGGTTTCCCAGGGTGATGCGGCTGACATACTTACCTTCAGCCTTAAGCCAGTCTGACACCTTCTGGTCAGAGATACCCTCTGTCATCTTCCGGTTGATTACATCAACCAGTGCGTGTACGCATACTGCGCACTTACTCAGCAGCTTCATCCTCTACCACGGGCTCGACTACGGGCTCCTCAACGACTGGATCCAGCGTAACAGGGTCTAGATTGGTGATATCTTCGTCAATGACCTTTGGCTCTGGTCCCAAAATAGCCTCCACTTCCTCTTCGCTTAGTCCGAGCGCCAGGAGTTTTTCCCTAGCTAGCTCAACAAATGATGCCTGGACTTCTTCCTCTTTGTTAATCTCTTCGATCTCAAGCAATCGAGCATTATGCATTTCTAGTAATTGTGCAGTCTCTTCTGCGGAAATATCCTCTACTCTCTGTTCGCCAGTCGCTATATCAAATACAGTTCTTGTCAATGTCATGATAGTGGACCCTCACCATAAATTTCTATTGTTGAACCTGCCGCAAAGGTTCCTGTGGAGAACACGGCAGCAAAGCCAAGAGACGTTATTGCCGCTGTGCTATTCCAGTGAACCGCCCCCGATGACCACTGAATTCTATCAGTTGCAGATTGCCCTCCTCCGACCCAATGGCCGTTCTTGG